AGTATTGCCTTGACTGTTAGCAGAGCAGATATGGCTATTAGCCATTATCCACTGGTGATCAAGTGTGTGTACTGTACTGGTAGGTAAACCAATCTCACTAGGCGGTTGACCATTGACCATGTGAGCAGACAACCTAATCACTAGGTTTTCCGGTTGTGTAGCGCCTACCAGTGCCTTGTATTTCTTGACTATCCTATATTCACGAGTTGGTAACCAGTGCCTTGTATCTGGTGTGAGTGTCGCTACTTTGTGAACGTTCATCAGGAATTCAACATTCGGAACATCACCGGCAGATAACCAGCGGAAATATTCATGCGAATACCTATTAATAAGGAATGCCATAGCTTGTGTCCATTTAGGATGTTCCAGCGACTCTAGGCGCCTATATTGTGCTGGTTGTACTGTCTTATGAAAGACCGCAAATAATCCTTTCTCAGCGTAGCAATCAGAACAAACAGAGCCTTCAATTTCTTTCAGCTTGTTACCTGTAAGGCATTCACTAGGCGGCAAATTATAAGTTTTGGCCTTATCCATTTTACTAACAGTCTGGACACCGCCGCCGGTGATCTCATTAGCTTGCTTTACTGTAAATTTCTTTTTACCTATTAAATAGGTTTGGATTCTTTTACTTTGTGTAATTTTCATTTTATTTCCTTTAACACTGGGCAGGTATCCAGCCTGCCCAGTGTAGCTTGTGATTATTAAATACTTATATCTATATCTAGCGAATCCACTTCTTCTAATGCGGTATCCAGAGCCTCTAGTTTATTGGCGACGTCTATCAATAAACCTATAGCATCTTCAGCGGCACTAAAATCGCTATCAATTTGGTCTTTTACACTTTCAATCATTCGTGCCTTATCTTCTAGTTGCATTCCTATATCATCAACTAAGGTACGTACACTTTCTAGTTCATGTTCCAGATCACTAGCGGCTGGGAGATTGTTAAATATTTCAGTGTTGTTATCTAATATGCTCATGTTGTTTTCCTTATTCTGTAGCTTGTTTGTTGCGCTATGAAAATTCATAGCTGTTAGTGGTGTTGTGTCTGGTCTGGTAATGCCGGTGATACTGGACATTACACCAGACAGTACCACCGGTTGATTATGTAGAGCTGATTGATTCATTTCTTATCCTTATTTGTGACTGGTTGAGGCCCCAAACCGAAGCCATGACTATTTCTACTATATAGATAATGAAAAAGTCAATGGAATAGTGGTCTATTTTGAGCAGATAGCTAATAAAGGTATAGGACGACTGGTGAGGTTGGGAGTCTCAAAACCAATAGGAAAGCGAGCGAACCGGTGCCGACCCGCCGACCTAATATAAGTCCACTGAAGCAACCAACCAAAATTTTGCAATCCTGCAATTGTGCGCTCTGGTTACAGTACTGGTATTACATAACCCCTCCCCCCTAAAGGGGAGGGGATTATGTATATGCAAGTTGATAAAAGATGTTAAGTCGGGTATTTTAATATAGAGTGCGGGGTTCATATCTCCTTTAAAACGCTTACTACTATAGTTATCCCGCACTCCCACACAGGAGGAAGTTATGCCTAAAGGTATTGGTTATGGTAAGAAGAAGCCTATGAAGAGGCGCAGGAAGTAATGGAGTCCCTTATATGTGTATACGGGAGTCACGGTGACTGTGGTCTTGATACATGCAACTGTGAGTGTCATGGAGAGGATTAATGGTCTCTGTTACAGAGGATGTAAAGAAAGAGGCGGCCCGAAGACTGGAAAGGGAACTCGCCAGTAGGAACTTTATAGCACCTTATACGGACGATCCTGATAAGAAAGAGATTGATTTCCTGGATTATGTGAAGATTCTTGAGAGGGCGCAGATACATTCAGGGGTGTCAGGAGGAGCCGTACCCTTCCAGAAATGGGAGTATTTAGAGGAGCTGGCAAGGTCTATTGTAGATAACCGTCTTGTGGCTGTATTAAAGGCAAGGCAGTTGGGGTTTTCGTGGACTAGTGCTGCGTATGCTGCGTGGTTACTTACGTTTAAGCACGGTACTAATGTTCTTATGATTTCCAAGGGGCAGACGGAAGCTTTTTCTTTGCTGGATAAGGTTCGGTTTATATTAAAGAATCTGCCTGATGAGTGGCAGGCTCCTTTATCTCCTGATTCAAGGAGTGAGATAGGGATACCGTCAAGGGATTCAAAGGTAATCGCCCTACCCTCTACGGAGGATGCGGGGCGATCAGAGACAGCGTCTGTGGTTATACAGGATGAGGCTGACTTTCATGAGTATCACGCACAGAATTATGCTGCAGTAAAGCCTACCGTGGATGCTGGTGGGCAGATGATAATGGGTTCTACCTCTAATAAGAGGCAGATGACCACATTATTCAAGGAACTTTACAGGAACGCTCCTGACAATGGGTGGCACAAATTGTTTATTCCCTGGAGTGCAAGGCCGGGAAGAACAGAGAAGTGGTATAGCGGTGTTAAGGATACTGTTCCTGCCATAGACTTACAGGGAATGAGTCCCGAACAGTTTATGGAGCAGGAGTATCCCGGTGACGAAACTGAAGCTCTTTCACCTCCAAGAGCGCAAAGTATTTTTGACCGGGATATTATTACTGGCATGGTTGACGACTGCATTAAGCCAATTCGAGAAGTTGGCCCTGCCAGTATTTATCAGGATTATCGTGCGGGAAAAAGGTACGTTGCAGGGACTGACGTTGCGTCTGGTGTGGGTATGGACTACTCAGTCACGGTAATAGTTGATGCTGTTACAGGCTACGTAGTAGCCGATCTGGTAACAAACACATTACAGCCGGAAGATTTTTCCGTAGCTTCAATGAGATTGCTTGAGGAATACTATAAACCTGACTGGGGAATTGAAAATAACTTCTCTGACACGGTATTGACTGTAGCCAGGGATCAGAATTACCCTAAGATATATAAGAGGCGTGTTGGAAGAGGCAAAAACATGCGTAGGGAGTATGGGTGGAAAACGGACAGGATGAGCCGTATGACACTTTTTGACGAATTACGTGCCACTTTCAATGCAGGACAGTTAACTATTCCCAATCAGTACGGGCTTGATGAGTTTTCTACTATCATTGCCGCACCGGGAGAAAAACCACAGGCTATGGGTGGCGCTCATGACGACTACGTTATGGCACTTGGGGTTGCCCTTATGGTGAGAAGTGAAAAAGGAATCGTAAATAATCACAATATAGTACCGCTACCAGCACTGGGATAGGGATAAAACATGGCTGATCTTAGAGAAAGACCTGACGAAGAACAGATTGTTCGTTTTCGTTCCAAGATGGGAGAGTTGTGGGGGAAGGCACACGCAGAATTCCGTGACAATGATGCGTATTATCAGAGAAGATTTAATGTGTGGAGTCAAAACTATCAGGGACGACCTGTGTTTTATGATTCTACCCCTACTCATCTTGTTGATCACGCTGTATCTACACTTATGAATTTTGATCCCCGTATACACAGGGAACCTGTAGGGGATACAGAACAGCATAAAATTGATGCTACTGATCTTGAAAACGGCTTAAAAGCAGTACTGGACAATTCTGGTAGGCAGGAAACAGTAATGCCCTGGAAGATGATGGCACAATATCTTGTGGCTCATGGGTACGCTGTTATTGAGGGGCCACTCCTTTCTGGCCTTCAAGATAGACCACCAGAACCTGTAAGGGATGATTTTGAAGATGATGAAGCATATAACGCTGCAAATACTATATACAGGGCGCAAAGAAAGTCATTTAACCCAATACGTATAAGAGTCCCGCATCCGTCTACTGTGTTAATGAACCCAAGGGAAAAGATGCCTACTATGGCTATTAAGGCGTCTAAAATGTCTGCACAGGAACTGCATGAGCAGTCTGTGATGAAGAAAAAGAGACAGAGGCGTAAATACGCTGAAATATTTGATATGGGTTCGCTTGATCCGTGGGATGAGGTTGAATGCTGGGATTACTGGACACCATACTGGCACGTAAAGCTTGTGGCTAATCCACAGGCAAGTTTTGGTTCTCCTACTGCCAGATCAGCTACCGCTATATGGATGGAAAGAAATACTTGGGGATTTGTTCCTTTTGTACACACATTCTCCGGCTGGGGAATGGATATGAGTGATACTGGAGGTGATCCTGCCAATCTTGCACAGGGGATATTAACTCCTAATAAGGAAACAATTAGAAAAAGGACACAGGAGCTGTCGGCTTTTCACCAGATGCTTTTAAGACAGGCATTTGCTCCTATGGGAACAGCAAGAGACCCATTAACACTGGCAGCGGCTATATCCAATGAGGGGATACTGGAAGGAGACCCAGGAGATTACTGGGTTATGCAGACTCCTGATATTCCTGCATGGGCGCAAAATATCAGGGCCGGTACCGATACAACACTTGAAATGGGAACCTATACGTCTGCACTGGCAGGTATGAAACAGCCGGGGGTAGGCACGGTAGGACAACAGGCAATACTTAACACTGCCGGAATGAAGATATTTGGCCCTCTTGAAGCACAAAGAGAACATGTTTCATCCATTGTAGGTGGAAGAATATTACAGCTTGTTGATACTGTTTCAGAACTCAGAAACGGTATTGGCGCTGACGGTAAAATAGTTAGACGTTCCCAGATACACAATATATACGATGTAAAAGTACAGTTTCCTCATTCCGATCCTGTTATGGAAATGCAGCGAAGGCAGATGGCATTATCTGAATATCAGGCTGGTCTTATAGACTCAATGACATATTATGATCAGGCTGGATACGAGGGTGGTACTGAAATTAAACAACAACTTATTGAGGATGCAATAAGACAGCTTCCTTCAGTAAGGGAGAAGATTGAACAGACTGTGGCACAGCAGATGGGACTCGTTGATCAAGAAAACCAACAGCAGGTTGGTCAGGAAATAAACCAGCGACAACGAAACATGCAGCCTCAGATACCGGGAATGGGTAATATGCCTGCACAGAATCCACAAGAAGAACAAGCGGCACAGACAATTCCTGGTGGTGGAGAGGCAGATATAAATTCAATGCTTACACCAAATACATTCAGACCAGATAGGATTAACCTTGGCTAATAAATCGAAGAATCCATATACAGACGGAATTCTTGCTGTTATTCAGGAATACAGTCTTCTTAAACAAAATGCTAAAAAGAATACTATTCCTCCGATTATGAGCGAAAGACAGACTGACGCTTTCTCACCTGTAAATCAGATTTACAAAAAACATGGAATTAATCCTTCTGATTTTAACGAGTTTAGGCAATGACAACTCCATACGAAGAAGATATAGCTCATATTGCATCGTTAATTAATGTAATTCGCAGGCAGGATTTACAAGATATTGAAATTGAAACATCATCAAGTGGGGAAAAGTATTACCCTGAACCAGAGATGTTAAGTCAATTAAATAAAATGGAAAACGAGATGCAACTGGCAATGCAAGAAATGGGATTTGCAGATTTTATGAGTCCAGGTAAA